AATTCAACTTAATGATGAACAAAAGTTAGCAAAACAAGTTATTTTAGATAGCCCTGTTACATTATTAAGAGGTATGGCTGGTAGTGGTAAAACATTAGTGGCGTGCCAAGTTGCTTTAGATTTAGTATTTAAAAAAGATGTTGAAAGAATCATTATTACTAGACCTACAGTTGCTAAAGAAGAAATAGGTTTTTTACCTGGTGATTTAAAAGAAAAAATGGATCCATGGTTAGCTCCTATATATGCTAATTTATACATGCTGTATGATAAAGCAAAAATAGATAAAATGATCCAAGATCAAATAATTGAAATTGTACCATTTGCTTTTATGCGAGGTAGAACATTCCCCGATGCTGTAGTAATTGTAGATGAATGTCAAAACATTACTCATGGTCAAACTGAAATGATTTTAGGTCGTTTAGGTAAAGGTGGTAAAATGATTTTTTGTGGAGACATAACTCAAACTGACTTAAAAAATAGAAAAGATAGTGGTATTGGATTCTTTACTCGCATGGAAGAAAATATTAAAGGCGTAAAAATCTTTACTTTAAAAACAAACCATAGACATGAGATTGTAGAACCAATCCTCAAACTATACTCAGACTACAGGGATTAATATTTATAAATAAACTCTATTCATGGCAGCTGGTAAATATTCGTTTGTAATAGAACAAGGAACTACTACTAATTTTAATATTTCATATCAAGATTCTAGTAAAAACTATATTAATTTGACTGGATATGCAGCCAGAATGCAACTTAGACCTAATATAAATTCCTCAACTGTGTATCTTCAACTTTCTAGTTCTTTAAACTCAGATGGTACAGGAATAACTGTTAGTCCTAGTGGTTCACTTAATATTTATATTTCTTCATGTACTAGTTCTATGCTTACTTTTGATCAAGCAGTATATGATTTAGAAATATATTCAGGTAGTGGAGCTTGCCCTTATGTAATTAGATTATTAGAAGGAAATGTTAAATTAAGTAAAGAAGTAACACGATAAAAACACATGGTATCAGCTAATCAAACCGCTACAATAGTAACAATAACCTCCCCTGGCCCACAAGGTCCACAAGGCCCAACAGGCCCTCCAGGTGGTGCTACTACTGGATCTAATACCTTTACTGGTAATCAAACTATAACAGGATCAATTCTTATCTCAGGTAGTATTATACCTGCTGTTGGAGTAGGCCAAACTACTTCTTCTTTTGATTTAGGGTCAGAAACTGCAGCTTGGAGAGATATTTATGTGTCTGAAGGATCTATTAAATTTATAAAATCAGGATCAGCAGAAATTGTACTTTCAGCTAAAGATGGTGGTATTTCTATTGATGGAGGTTCTACTATATCAGCAGATGGTGTTAGTGGACAATTTATAACTTCTAAAAGTTTAAATACTAATATTACTGTTAAAGATAGTAATAATAGTTTATTAATGGGTCCTATTGAAGTAGAAACTGATAAAGAAATTATTGTTGAAGAAGGATCAGATTTAACAATATTTGGTGATATAGAAATTCAAAATGTTGCTACAGCAGATACAGCTTTATTTGCTACTAGTGCCTCATTTTCTGATAGTTCTTCATATGCTGCTAGTGCTTCATTTTCTGATAGTTCTTCATATGCTATCACAGCTAGTTATGCTTTAAACACTAGTTGTTCTTGTCCTCCTGCTTTCCCACATTCAGGAAGTGCTATCATATCAGGATCATTATTTGTATATACTAATAACAATACTATTATAGATGTAGATGCAGGTCGGTTAAATGATCTTAGTGGTCTATCTTCTATTTTATGGAATGATAGAGTCTTTAAAGATGCTGCTGGAACCACCAGCATAAATTGGGACCTAAGATCCTTTACCAATTCAAATGGTCTAACTAATTTAGAATTAAGCGATACAAACAATATATATGGATTTGCATCAGCTAGTGCTAGTATTATAAATTCAACTCCTACAGGGAATGGAAACACTAATGTACAAGTTGCTTTTGCTCAATCTGGATCAAACTTCTTTATATATGCATACATGGGTGGAAGATGGAGATCTGCTTCACTTTTTTAATAATTAAAATAAAAAATATATTTATAACTAAATAATAAAAAACATAATGAGTAGAGTTAAAGTAAATAGTATAACCCCATTCACAGGGCAAAATATAAATTTCGGAGGCCATGCTATTCCTTCAGGCAGCAGTAAAAACTTAGGATCAGAAACCCAAGCGTGGGCTGAATTATATGTCTCAACAGGATCTGTAAACTTTGTAGGTGTTGTTACCTTAGGACAACCATCTCAAATTTTAGCTACATTAAGAGCGGGTGGTGAATCTAATACCGCTGGTGTCTCAACAGGCCAAATCTTTACAGAAACAAATAATAACCTAAGAGGATCATTTAGTGTAGGACGAAACAATATAGCTTCCGGGACTGCTTCTTTAGCTAATGGATTAAGTAACACCTCTTCAGCAAACTATTCACATGCTGAAGGTGGGAATACTAAAGCGACAAATACTTATTCTCATGCTGAAGGTTCTTTTACTATGGCTTCTGGATATGCGTCTCATGCTGAAGGAACTGACACATTAGCTTCTTCTAATGGTTCCCATGCTGAAGGTAATCAAACTACAGCCTCAGGTACATATTCCCATGCTGAAGGTGGTAATACTATAGCTGGAGATAGTTCAATAGATTACTATGCTCATGCTGAAGGTAGTTACACAAGAGCTATAGCTTCAGGAGCTCACTCTGAAGGTCAATACACCACAGCATCAGGACAATATTCTCACGCTGAAGGAGGATATACTAAAGCTTTAAGTGCTTATTCACATGCTGAAGGTTATTTAACCACAACTCAAAATGAATACTCTCATGCTGAAGGTTCTCAAACTTTAACTTTAGGTTCTTATTCTCATGCTGAAGGATTCCGATCTACAGCTTCAGGACAACACTCTCACGCTGAAGGAGATGGAACATTAGCTTCAGGTTCTTATTCTCACGCTGAAGGGCAAGGTTCTATATCTAAAGGAATTGGATCTCATGCTGAAGGATTATTGACAACTGCTATTGGAGATTATTCTCACACTGAAGGATTATTCACAATAGCTTCAGGATCATATCAAACTGTAGTAGGTCGATATAATATCACTAATAATACATCTTCTTTATTTATTGTAGGAACAGGAGTTGGTGATGGATTACTCAATCCAGTTACTAGAAAAGATGGATTCTCAGTAGAATTAGATACTACTAATGTTAGACCCCATATTGTACTCCCTACAAACACATCAAACCCAAACAACCCAAAAACTGGATCTATGTATTTTAACCCAAGTACAAACCTAATGTTTATTTATAATGGCACAACTTGGAGATCAGCTTCATTCTCTTAAAAAATAAAAATAAATATAACAACAAGAAGACCCATTTTAGGGTCTTCTGTTTTCTCTTAATATTTATAAACAAACTCTATTCATGGCTAATATCCCAATATATCCTGGTAGTTCATCATTTTTTCCTGGCCAAACTCCATTTGGATTCTATGATTATGATGCTCAATTTCAAACAGATGCTGATTTATTAGTCACATATTGTGCTAGAAGATTAGGTTATCCATTAGTAGATATTGAATTACAGGACCTAAATTTTTATGCAGCTTTTGAAGATGCTATCACCACTTATGGTAATGAAGTATATGCTTTTCAAATAAGAGATAATTATTTATCTTTAGAAGGAGCACCTAATGCTACTGCTATTAATGATGCTATTGTGACCCCCAATTTAGCAACTATAATTCGAATGTCACAACAATACGCATCTGAAGCAGGTGCTGGTGGTAATATCACATACTATAGTGGTGCATTAGCTCTAACCCCAGGTAAACAAACATATAATTTAAAAGAATGGGCTGTTAGTCAAAGCATATCAGGCGGAATAGAAATCAAAACTGTATTCTACCAAAGCTTGCCTGCTATAAATCAGATGTTTGCTCCGTTTGGAGGATTTGCTGGCTTAGGAGGTTTACCCGCGGCTGGTATCTATGGTGGTATGTATGGTGGCGGCTACGGTGGAGGTTACTTAATGATGCCAGTAGCTTATGATGCTGGTGTAATTCAAGGTCTTGAATTAAGTAACACTATTAGATTATCAAATTATACATTTGAAATTATAAATAATAATATTAAAATATTTCCTATACCAACAGATAATGATGTTAGACAAGGATTTTTATGGTTTGAATATATTAAAGCAGAAGATAGATATACAAATAGTATAACTCAAACGGATGGAGATAAAGTAACAAATGTTTCAAATGCTCCATATACTTATCCTACTTATTCATATATAAATTCTGTAGGTAGATCATGGATATTTGATTATGCTTTAGCACTTTGTAAAGAAATGTTAGGATATGTTCGTGGTAAATACGGAACAATCCCCATCCCAGGCCGTGAAGTGACTTTAAACCAAGCTGATTTATTAACAGCTGCTACAGCAGAAAAAACAGCTTTAATAGAAAGATTAAGAATTTATCTTGATGAAACTTCTAAACGTTCTTTACTTGAAAGAAGAGCACAAGAAAGTGACTTTAGAAAGCAAGAAATCAATAATGTACCAATGGTAATATACATAGGATAATGGCACTATTTGGAGGTAGTAGAGATATAAGTGTATTTAGATATGTTAACCGAGAGTTACTAGGAAATATTATCACTCAACAGTGTGCTTTATATAAATTTTCTTTAGAACAAACTACTATTAACATGTATGGAGAAGCTTCTGGAGGCAAATTTTTAGAAGGTCCATTTTTGTTTAACTCATTAATTACAGTCAATGATAATACTTCACCTGTAAGTGAATTAGGTGTTGATTTTGATTGGGGCATAACAGTTGCTTTTTTAAGAGATGATTTAGTAGATGCTAATGTGCATCCTGAAGTGGGTGATATCATTTTATATCAAGAAAGTTACTTTGAGGTAGATAATACTAATGAAACCCAATACTTTGCTGGTAAAAATCCTGATTTTCCGTATGAGGCTAACCCCACAAACCCCGGACTAAGTGAATTTGGATATAACGTAAGTATAATATGTACTGCTCACTATACACCTGCTGATAGATTTAATATAATCAAACAAAGATTATGATAAACAAAAGAAAACCAATACCAAAAACACAAAGGGAATTAAGTGTTGAAAGACAAGAACCTTATATTCCCCCAGCTGGTGCTCCTGGTTTTTCTCCTACTGGTAATCCTAATGATAGTAATCAACCTAATAGAGCATTACAAACTACTTTTAAAGGTGATACTACTAAACCTATGTCTATTGGTATTCAAGACATAGATGAGGCTATAATGTATTATTTTCAAAATGTTATTCGACCATCTGTATTTCAAAATGGTGAAAAAATACCTGTACCTGTAATATATGGATCACCTGAAAAATGGAAATCCTTCCAAAAAGATGGTTATTATAGGGATTTGCAAGGTAGAATAATGGCTCCATTATTAATGTTTAAACGTAATACTATTACTAAAGATAGAAGTTTAAACAATAAATTAGATGCTAATAATCCTCA